CGATTTTCAGTATTTGGTGTAGTATGCCAAGGACTAGTTGAGTTATATGTTGCCATTAAATAAATCCTTTTTTATCAACTACATATGCACCATTTACAAATGCATCTAAACTAAAATCAGTTACGCTTTTTCTACTGTATATTGGTTGTACAACAACTGAAAAAGAACTACGTGTAGGCACCCAAGTACCATTTTCTCCGATACCAACTTGAATATAATCAACATCGTTTGGTAATTCAACTGTAAACATTTGTACCGCAACTGGTACGTCTTTAAAGACATAATCTCCATAACCATTTAACTTAACAACTGGAGGTGGAGAACCTGCATTAGAACTAGCACCATAAGCCATTTTTGTTATAGACCTTAAATAATGTGTTGCTGCTACCCAATAGCGACCTTCCATTTCGTTTTCAACAAAAAAGTCTCCAATGATTGTCATAGCGTTCACTTGGCTGTTCTGGTAAGCAGGAAAGGCATAATTACTATGTGTAGGATGTAGTGAATTATAGTTAGCACTATGTTCCATAATTATCTGAGGAGTATATGGAAACATGAATCCATCAGTTTCAAGTAATGGTTGTAAAATTGGACTTGTTTTATATGTTGACGGAACTGATAATCTAACACGCCAATCAAGGTCAGTTTTAGAACCCCAATTTGCAGCTGTAAATCCAACACCTGCTGTAGGAACAGCACCTGGTAATAATCCAATTGCTCGTAATGCTTTACCAAAGCCAGTATCAGAAATACTGTCAGTTACACTTTGTATAGGTTTAGTTATAATTGTGTCAACTACGCCTTCAGCGGCGCCTATTACACTGCCAGCTAAGTTTTCTATACTACTTTGTGGGTTGTTTGCCATTTGTGTCTCCTATATACATTATTTAGTTGACTTTATTAACAGAGTATATTATAATATATATAATCACTGGAGAAAATATGAGAAAAGTAAATTACTTAAACAACAAAGATCTTTTAAAAGAGATACACAAATCAAAATCAAGGTTTTCTAGTTTTGTAGACAACGACTTTAACCAATTTGATATTATTTTGCCTGATATTGACAAAATTAATATTAGAACCATTGCAGAAGCTAAACGTAACAAAGCAAAACGCTTAGGCGATGCTGATTATGCTGAACGTAAGATGGCAGGCGAAAAGGTTAAACAGGCACAATGCGAAGTAGACTACAAAAAAATTACAAAAGAAGAATTAATCTTTCGTATTATGACATTTGATCACATTCCGGAAGAACCAGGACGCAAAAAGAATCCTAAAACAGTAGCAGATACTAGAGTGAAGTTAAATTTTCCACCGTTTCAACATTATAAGTTTGACGAAGAAGGCGAATTACACTGTGTTGGTAAAAGTCACTGGGAAGGAGGTATGGAAAACGGCAACTTTAGTATGAAACATGCTAAAGCAACTGATAAACTTGCTATGATGTGGATTAAACTGTGCGAAAGGTATGCAACAAGAGGCAATGTACGTGGATACACTTACAATGACGAAATGCGCGGCCAAGCAATCCTACAGTTAGCACAAATTGGCTTACAGTTTGACGAATCAAAGTCAAACAATCCATTTGCTTATTATACAGCGGCAGTTACTAACAGTTTTGTACGTGTTATCAACTTAGAAAAGCGCAATCAAAACATTAGAGACGATATTCTTGAAATGAACGATATGAATCCTAGTTATACTAGACAACATAACGCAGAATGGGAAGCAGCTCAAAAAAGAGAGCATGATATTGCTGAAAAAGTTAAAAACGCCAAAACTACTTGACATCTTGTTAAATCGAGTGTATTATACAAGTATATAATAATGGAGATTAGAATTTGTTTAAGAAAGCAGCTGTCTTTACTGACATCCACTTTGGATTAAAAGGTAATAGTAAAGTACACAATCAAGACTGTGAAGACTTTATTGATTGGTACATAGAACAAGCACAAGCTGCCGGTTGCGAGACTGGTATTTTCTGTGGAGACTGGCATCATAACAGAAATAGTCTTAACCTTACCACTATGGATGCAACAATTCGTTGTATGGAAAAGCTAGGCAAAGCATTTGATCAGTTTTTCTTCTTCGATGGCAACCACGATTTGTATTATAAAGACAAACGTGACGTTAACAGTACAGCATTTGCAAAGCACATTCCAGGTATTACGTTTGTAGACGAAATTACTACAATTGAAGACGTAACTATTGTACCTTGGCTTGTAGGAGACGAGTGGAAGAAGTTACGCAAGCTAGAAAGCAAGTATATCTTTGGACATTTTGAGTTGCCTAGCTTCTATATGAACGCTATGGTGCAAATGCCTGATCACGGAGAGCTTAGAGCAGAAGATTTTGCTAATCAAAAGTATGTTTTTAGCGGACACTTCCACAAACGCCAGCAACAAGGTGTAGTACATTACTTAGGTAATGCATTTCCGCACAACTATGCAGATGCATGGGATGATGAACGTGGTATGATGATACTTGATAGAGAAAATGATGCAGAACCTGTGTACCTCAACTGGCCAGATTGTCCTAAATACCGTACAGTTAAACTTAGTAGACTAATAGACGAAGCAGATTCGTTTATTAAGCCTAATATGTACTTGCGTGTTAATTTAGACTTACCTATTAGCTATGAAGAAGCAAGTTTTATTAAAGAAACTTTTATTAATCAATACAAGTGTCGTGAAATTAGTTTAATTCCACAAAAACAATTAGAAGAAATTAGTACAGAACTAGATATTCAACAATTTGAAAGTGTCGATCAAATTGTTGCTGGTGAAATTGCCGCAATCGACTCAGACAACTTCAATAAGAAGATGCTATTGGACATTTACAACGAACTATGATAAAAATTAAAGACCTCACAGTACGAAATTTCATGAGTGTGGGTAATCAAACCCAAGCTGTTGACTTTAATCAGCAACAACTAACACTTGTGCTCGGCGAAAACTTAGACCAAGGCGGAGACGATAGCGGATCACGTAACGGCACAGGCAAGACTACTATTATTAATGCACTATCGTATGCATTGTACGGCAAAGCTCTTACAAACATCAGAGCTAACAACTTAATTAATAAAACTAACAGTAAAGGCATGTTGGTTACATTACACTTTGAAAAGAATAATGTAGATTATAGAGTTGAACGTGGTCGCGGACCTAACTTATTAAAGTTTTATGTGAACGATCAAGAACAAGAGATGACAGACGAGTCGCAGGGCGACAGTCGTAAGACACAAGAATACATTAACGACTTATTAGATATGAGTCATGACATGTTCAAGCATATCGTTGCACTAAACACATACACAGAACCGTTCTTGAGTATGCGGCAAAACGATCAACGTGCTATCATTGAACAGTTACTTGGTATTACTATCCTTAGCGAAAAGGCCGATGCACTTAAAGAGCAAACTAAGCAAACTAAAGATTCTATTACTGAAGAAACATTAAAGATTAATGCTATTCAAAGTGCAAATAGTAAGATTGAAACTACTATTAGTAGTTTACAAAGCAATCAAAAAGCATGGCTATCTAAACGCACCACTGATACAATGAAGTTAAAAGATGCAATCGCCGAATTAGAGCATTTAGACATTGAAAATGAACTTGACTTGCATGAAAAGTTGTCAAATTGGACTGAACATAACAATGCTATTTTGGCTCTTAAAAAAGAATTAAGCACATTAGAACCAGCACTACTACGTGCTACCAAGTCTGTAGAAAAAGCACAAAAAGACATCTTAGATCTTGATGATGCAACGTGTTATACATGCGGACAAGAGCTACATGCAGACAAAAAAGCAGAGATTGCAGGTCGTAAAGACAAAGAGTTAGAAGATGCAATAACATATGCATCCGAAGTTGACACAAAGAGATCTGAAGTATTAAATGCACTAACTACAATAGGCGACATCAATGGCAAGCCTACTACATTTTATGAAACAGCTAAAGAAGCATACGATCATAGACAAAATGTTGATAGTCTGAAGCAAGCATGGGAAGCAAAGAAGGACGAAACTGATCCTTATCAATCACAAATTGACGAACTACAAGAGTCTGCAATACAAGATATTGACTGGACACCTGTAAATGCCTTAACCGAATTTAAAGAACATCAAGATTTCTTGTTAAAATTGCTAACTAATAAAGATAGCTTTATTAGAAAGAAGATTATTGATCAGAACTTAGCGTATCTAAACAATAGACTTACTTATTACTTAGATAAACTAGGATTACCGCATCAAGTTGTTTTCTTAAATGATTTAGCTGTTGAAATTACGCAACTTGGTCAAGATTTAGATTTTGATAACTTATCAAGAGGCGAGCGCAACAGGCTTATACTTGGTATGAGCTTTGCATTTAGAGATGTATGGGAGAGTTTATATCAAAAGATTAACTTAATGTTTATCGACGAGCTTATTGACAGTGGTATGGATACCGCAGGTGTTGAAAATTCTCTAGGTGTTCTTAAAAAGATGGGTAGAGAAGGCGACAAAAATGTTTACCTTATCTCGCACAAAGATGAATTAGTAGGGCGTGTTAATCACGTTATGAAAGTTATCAAAGAAAATGGATTTACAAGTTACGAGAATGATATCGATATTATAGAATGACAAACATAAAATTTGAAAACGCTTTAAATAGAGTTGAACAAAAATGTCCGCCAATTTGGATGATGCGACAAGCAGGCAGATACCAATCAGGGTATATGGACATGAAAGAAAAATTTACATTTGAACAAATGTGTAAATTACCAAGACTAGCAAGCGAAGTTGCTATGCTACCTATTAAACAATTTGATTTTGATATTGCTATATTGTTTAGTGATATACTATGGCACTTAGAAGGATTAGGGTTTCCACTAAAGTTTGACCCAGGTCCTAAATTTGAAACACACCTTAGCGAAGAAAACTGGGAACAGTATGTCGATGTTGGTCGTGCGCTCAAACATATTAATTTTCAAAGCAATGCTATTGAAGCAACAAGAGAAGCACTTCCTCATAGTAAAAGTTTAATTGGATTTGTTGGCGGACCTTGGAGTTTACTTAACTATGCACTTGGGCCTAACAAAGTAAGCAATGATTTTAAATCTACATATCTTAGAACAGTAATAATTCCACTAATAAAAGATAGTATTAGAGCACAAAAATTAGCAGGGGCTGAAGTTGTTATGATACTTGATAGCGGCTTAGAAAACATTAGTAAAAATTATCATGATAAAATATACTTGCCAATGTTACAATCTATTACAGATATTGGCAATGTAGGATACTATACTCGAGGACTTCCAACTAATAGTTTGTCTAAAGTAAAAAAGATGAACTGGTCAGGCATTGGCATTGATAGTACACTTGACTTACCTAAAACATTAAACACATACACTAATGGATTTGTGCAAGGTAATTTTAATGAAGCTCACATGTTGTTAGAACGTAAATTGTTTGAGTACGAACTTGACAAATGGCTAGAAACATTAGAAGGTGTTAACACTACTGGTTGGGTGTGTGGCTTAGGACACGGCATTACAAAAACTACACCAACAGAACATGTAACACATTTTGTTGAAACAATTAGGAATCGATTTAATTAATGTTTGATGAAGCAAGTCAATGGTTTAAAAACCTTCAAAATGAAATATGCGAAACTATTGAAAATTTAGATTGCGATATGATAAGTCATACAGGATCAAATAAACCTGGATGGATACAAGAACACCGAACTATTTACGGTGATGTATTTGAAAAAGGAACTGTTAACTTTAGCAAAATTGTTAGTGAGTTTGATCCTAAGTTTGCTAAAGAGATACCAGGAACAGAAGAACACAACGGATATAGTGCAACAGGTATAAGTGTTGTACTACATCCGTGGAACCCACACGCACCGGCAATGCATTTTAATACTCGTTATATGAAAACAAGTACCAAGGAATGGTTTGGTGGTGGGATGGATATTACACCGTGTATGCCGTTTGATAAAGATTCTTATCATAAAAAATTAAAAAACATATGCAACTACTACAATCCCGACTACTATTCTAAGTTTAGTAAAGCATGTGACGAGTATTTTTATTTGCCACACCGAGAAGAAACTAGAGGTGTTGGTGGAATATTTTTTGAATATTATGATCCTAAAGAAATGAACTTTGACTTTGTAAAAGATGTAGGTAAAACATTTAATGATTTAATTAAAAGCATTGTTACTCCTACATTAGATAAAGATTATACACAATCTGAAAGAGATACTTTACAAATTAAACGTGGACGCTATGTAGAGTTTAATTTACTTTATGATCGCGGAACACGCTTTGGTTTTAAGACCGGAGGCAACATGGATGCTATACTAATGAGTTTACCTCCAACTGTGAGGTGGTCATGATTGTTCGTGTAGGCGTAAGAGGAAGTAAACTTGCATTAGCATATGCAGAACGAGTATGCAATGAACTTTCTTATGATACAGAAATAGTTGTTATTAAAAGTGCAGGAGATTTAAATCCTGATGTGCCTATACATGAAATAGGAGGCAAAGGTGTATTTTGTAATGCACTAGAGCAAGAATTATTAAATGGTACTATTGATGTTGCTGTACATAGTTTAAAAGATATGCCGGGCGATGTTGAACACCCGCTATTAGAAATTAGTGCGGTACTAGAACGTAACAGCCCACACGATGTATTATTAGGTAATGTGTTTGACGGCTGTGTGTTAGGCACTAGTAGCCCAAGACGCAAAGCACAGCTAGAAGAATTATATTCTAATCTAAATGTTGTTATTAAACCTATTAGAGGAAATATAGATACTAGACTAGAAAAACTTGACAACGGCGATTATGATGCTATAATACTAGCAGAAGCTGGACTTCAAGCACTTGGCATTGATAGAGAATATACTAGATTGTCGATTGTGCCAGCTGTAGGACAAGGTATAATTGCATTGCAAACTGTTAAAGGACTTATGTCCAGTGATATAATCAAAGAAATAAATCACGATCTAACATACAGGCAAGCAAAATTAGAAAGAGCATTATTAAAAGGCATAGGCGGAGATTGTACTACAAAAGTTGCAGGTTATGCAAGTGGCGACAATCCTATAAAGTTAGAGGCTGTATATTATGATTGAAGACGATATTCATGATCAATTGACTAAGGCATACTTAGAATATTTTAAGGCAAACGAAGCATTTGAGAAACGTAAATCTCATCGTACACATATGTCAAGTCGCAGCTGGTTACGAAAAATAAGAAAGTTATCTAAATTAAGAATGGACGAGATACACGAAACGTATCAAGCCAAGAAGCAGGCAGAAAAACAAGGCAAACAATAAGTACTTCATGCAGTGGACTTATAAAGGTAAAAAAGTAGATAGTATTCCAGATGAGTATGAAGGCTTTGTTTACCTAATCACAAATAAGAAAACTGGACAAAAGTACGTAGGCAAAAAACTAGCAAAATTTAAAACCACTAAGCCACCACTTAAAGGCAGAAAAAATAAAAGGCGAGGCTATAAAGAGTCAGACTGGAAAACTTATTATGGTAGTTCAGACAGACTAAACGCAGACGTACAGGCACTAGGCGAAAAACACTTCACAAGAGAAATACTATACCTATGTAAAGGTAGGGGCGAAATGTCCTACATAGAGGCACGAGAGCAGTTTGACAGGCGAGTACTTGAAACAGATGATTACTACAACGGTATCATTAATGTTAGAGTAGGCGGGTCAGACAAACTCAAACAGGCATTGCTAGAACATCATATCAAGGCAAAACATTCCAACACCTAAGGTTGGCGGGCCAGATTAAAAATACCGCTGTGGAAAAAGCTCTCGTATAGAAGCACACGTACATATTGATTGACACACCAGAGTGTGGAAGCCACC